GCCGTACTGGCTCTTCAGCTTCGATACACAATACACGGTTCAACTTAGCCTTCAACTCAGCATACGACTTAAACTTATCGGGTGCGATGAGCGAAGACAATGGAGTCAGGCCATTGTAGATCTCTTCGAGTTTTGCATCATCCTCTGACAGGACACGTTTGTCACGGAAGTGTGACTTATCGTAGTTGACCCAACCCTCTACGTTTGTAATCTTCATGTGGAAGTCTGCACCTTCCCAGAAGTCAAACGGATTGACTGGCTCATCACCGTCAAAGACGGGGTTCATTGCATCCTTGATCTTGTCAAAGATCTTTGGACCAAACCGGTATTGGAATGTCTTGTTGTCATTCTCGGGATTGGCAAAGTCTTTGATCACAAGGATGTTCGCAACATAGTGCATTTTACGCTTCTGAGCACGTGCCTGATCTTTATCAGCATCGACACCTGAATTCCAGAGACGGCTGTTGAACTCAGAGACTGGATCATCCTGACCGATTGTGGTCAACGACTTCTCTGTGTAATACTGACCTGTAGGTCCTTTGAACCAGTGGTCATAATAGGTAATCCAGGGTGTGGTATCACCTTCAGCTGCGGGGAGGAAGCGAATGATAGCCTGGCCATTGCCAGCTTTATCACGCTCTGGTTTCCAGAAGTTGTCTCGGTTACCAGCACCACCTTTATTGGTAGACTCGATTTGAGACTTCAGCTTGTCAAGTTCAGCTTGACGTGACTTCTTCATTGAAGCAAACGACATATTATTTTCCTTTTAACTATCGACTAAATATGATTTTTGATGACCTTAGCAGTAAGGTCTTTATATTTATCCACATCGATATTGAAGAATGACCGGTACTTGATCAACTTCTTACGTGTGGTTGGCCAGAGCAGTGTGTCACTGCTACGAGCCTTGTTGAGCCAACGGAAAACCATATCCATTAAAACCGCTGACTCATAACTGATTTCGCCGTGATGTATCTTCGATATGATGACCGGATCGGTGGTATCATAATCCTGTATGAACAGATGGTCAAGCTTACGAGTGATGTCAAGGAGATCACGAAGATCGTCTTGATAATGGCGTGACATATTCTCACGTCGTACCATGAACTCGTCTACTATGTCATCTGAACTCAACACATCAGCAACATAACCCTTGTCCTGAAGTGTACACGCAACGATGGCCTTTGTCCACTTGTCTTGCGTCTTGTATATCTTCGGGGCACGGTAAAAGAACGAAGCATCACGTCTCCTCAAGAATGAGGACTCACTGACATTCGCACGTCCGTTGTACTTGTGAATGTCGTAACTGTCACTCGAAAAATGAGTGGACACAGCAATATAGATACGGTATGCTTCGAAAGGCGTCATAATATTATTCTATCACATATTGAAGGGATTGTACACAGTCAATTACAGAAATGCACCGAGTGATGCCTTACTACCTCTCAACAGATTGAGAGCCAATGCCTCCTCTTCAATCATCCCACGTACGGTAGGATCGATTAGATTCTTTACGTCTTCAGGATCGATAGAACGTTCTTCACATACCTGAAGCACAGCTTCAATTGTCCCGACCTCATACTCTTTCTTGATGTTGACGACCAAGCTGCTGAACTGCTTCTTTGTCAGTAGCTTTGCGTCTGACTCATCGGTCAAGCGTTCAATTTCAACCTTACGTAGTTTCATATTATAACTCCAAATGTAGCGAATATCACGCCATAGATAACTAGGACGACTGCGAAGACAGCCATTGTGGCTTCAAAACTATTCATACTATTTCCACAACAGTGAAAGGCTGATGAACGACAACGAGAAGACGATGAACCGGTCAAGAAGTAAGATACCTGGTGATACAGGTGTCATCACAACTGCATCTTCAACTTCAACATCATTCTCGTCCAGGGTCCGTTGAAGATCGAAGTGGTAAATCCACCCAGACAGTATCTTGGAGATACACGTACTCCCAATCACACACAGGCCAAATATTAATAAACTTACCATTAGAACGCTTTCATAATTATGCAGTTGTCATTCAGACGACCGGATGCTTGTGACTCACTTGACTTGATGGTCGCAAAAGCCTTTGTCAACTTGGTCTTAGCATCAGTTTTCAGGAAGGCCTGAAGCTGTTCTTCAGGCTTACGGAGGGTCTTCTGGGCGGAACTATTCGCACCCTTCAACGAAGTACCCGATACCTCAAACCCGCCAGTACTGAAGTACCATATGAGCTTTCGGTATTTAGTGTTGAACACAAGGACGTTGTTTGCGCCCACAACCTTCTCAGGATTGATAGACACCACCTTGTATTCGGACGACTCTTTGAGATATTTGAGGTCACGTATCTGACGAACCGCGGGGGTCTTCTTCTTGACCCGGGGTTTTGACACACGCTTCGGAGTGACCAACGAACGATCCAGATCAACGACCATGGCCTCGTACGCTTTGACTAGTTTCTTCTGGAACCGAACACCATAGGTCTCTTTGGACTCAGCGGTCTTGGCTTCAGCGATACGACCTTCTAACCACTCACGAACAACACCATTGAGTATGGTACGTGATGGATTGAAGGTACGAATACGATCATAGAGATTGAACTCAGGAATCTCTTTGTTCTCGATAACCACATCCTCGAAGTCATACTCGAGTTCGTAGAGGATCTGTGTGTCAGAGTCATATACCTTACGAACAGCACGTGGCTTTGTATCAGCCACTGACTTACGAGCTTCGGTGACCAGTCCTTTGAGTCTGGCCATAAGGTTACTCACGTGACCAGCCTCACGCTCATCGAGTTTCCATCCGAGTTGGTACATACGAACCAGCTTCATGAAGCCAGTGTGTTCGTTCTCGAACTGAATACCATTGAGACCTGTGATGTCTGCGGCAGACCAACCCAACTCTTTGGCGTACGCCTTGATGACGTCACGGTAATCCTTCTTGACGTCATACATGTACGCATACCAGTTGAGTGCCTGACTTTGCATCAGTCGGCGGTCACGTTCACTCAGAGTGTCGAAGTCAACCTTGTCGAACTCCATCTCGTTACCGATATACTTAGTATCATACTTACGAGAGAGTGTCGGTCCGGTAGACTTCTTGTTCTTCTTCTTTGCTGCCATAGTAACTCCTATTCAATCATAATACCAGTATATCACATTTCGATGGTATTGTACACAACTAATTTACATTTCCATGTAGAAATGTGAGCCAACCTGCTGTCGTGCCGAAACACTCCAGTACGGATCAATCTCAGTTGTATGGTAGTGGTTGGCGTTACCGACTGGATTCTCGACCATATTGTTCAGGCTGAGCCAGGCAATGTACTGGCTGGTTTCCCATGCACGATCTTCACGTGGCATGTCGCTGAGTCCATCGTGTGTCCATGAGAATTGCTTATTGTCCCATACGACATCACATACAGTGTCAGGCCAACGCCAATCCGCTGTGCGGTTCTTGACGACTTCAGCCACAGCAATCTGGTCTTCGGTGGTTGATCCGCGAGCTTCATGGTAAATGTTGATTGCCATACATAGCAACTCTTCACGGTCATCTACATCTTCGCCGATCTCACTGATGATATCGGTCTCTTGATACAGACGACGGTTCGTGTCGTTATAGTGGTATACCATAGGAACGTAGTCAACCGTAGCAGATACCTCCGAGGATGGCTCGATCACACCTTCTGACATGATGACCACGTGGTCTGGTTCTCTTGGTGTTTCTTCAGCCAAGGCACTAACGAGTGTGGCCATACTCATATAGATCGGTAGGCCGACTGATATAGCCAAACCGATCTTCGTCTTGTTGTCAAGGTTTCTCATCATATAACCAGTATACCACGCTTTGGATCGTTTGTACACAGTTATTTTAGTACAGAGTCAATAAGCGTCCTACGAGTAGAAACACCGCACTGACGACAAGGTCAACCCAATCCTCAAGATCAATGTCTCTCCATGACTGAACTGCATTCTTGAGGTCCATGACGATACTTGTCAACGTACGAGCACCAAGGATAAAACCACATACCATGAGTGCAAAGCCCAGATAGTCTAGTGCGAAGTCGAGTAGCATATTCATTCTGATAATCCTCTTGTGTATGTTGCTTTACCATTGACGAACGTAGCTGTCAGTACGTCCTTTCTATTGGGCCCGAAGTCAGTGAACGAACAGTGAACCCATCCAGATCCTATGACATACTTACGATGACCTTCAAGGATCAGCTGATCGAAGGTGAGATTGTCACGGATCCATGTTGCCAGATCATAGTTCGATACACCTGGTACTTCGAAGTCGGCCGCTTGACCGCTGCAATGCTGTGATCGCGTCGAACCACCGATAGCGGTGTTCAAGAACTTCGAACGATAGCCTGACGAGATCTGGACTGGACCGAACTCATCACGGACTGGCTGTAACACGTTGTCAACCAGTGACCGAAGGCTCGGTAGGTGTTGAGGAGGTACCTCGTTGTTATAGCCGAGTCGAATAGCTGTTTGTGACTTCTCGAACTCAGCCAACATAAAGTTCTTCGATAGACGCATTACAAGTACTCCGCTGGGATAAACACATCATCACGCATCAGGCGAGTAATACGCTTGTAGCCATACTCTTTCTCAAACCAACGTCTGAAGTATGAGTTACCCTGACGCAGTTCCTGGCCTTCGCCTTCACTATCGAACCCGTGAATGAGACCTTTATTCTCGACCACGATCAATGGACGACAGCGATTAATGGTATTCTCAGCTCCACGTAGTGCTTCGGCTTCCATACCTTCAATGTCAAGCCAGATTAGCAGGCAGTCACTCAGATAAAGGTTGTCGATGCTCATGAGCTCTAGCTCACCATCTGCATCTGCAGTGAGACCTGTTGCACCACAGTTACCCTCTTCGGTGAACGTGATTGATGCAGAGTCAGCCTCACGACCAAGTCCCATATTCAACAGAGTGATGTTGTCACCACCGTGCTTCTCGATGTTCTTCTTGGCAAGCTTATACAGCTCGGGCAGTGGCTCGAACGTAACCACGTGGTCAAACGCCTTGGCCAACTGAACCGGGAAGTAACCACAGTTGGCACCGGCCTGAATAGCCGAACCAGTCTCAGGAGCATCGATACGCTCGAGTAGGTCCAAGATCTGAGCACCTTTGTTATTCCATTCATTGTAGATGGACTCAGCAGTGTGCTTCTCCCCTTTGGGGTATTCGTATCCCTTAAACTTCATTCTCTTCTCCATCAAAAAACTTATTACATAGGAAACAATAACCATCCACAATATCGTGGTTACACATCTCCTGACACCGACGTACGTTCTCGTAGTACACTCGGTACATTTCCTTCAACTCATCACTCATCACGCAAAGAAATCCTCTAGGCTTGCTACACTTGTAATCTTTTTCCGTTAGCTTTATTTTTGTTTATCCCTAAAAGAAGAGATCCAGTGCATTGCTCTTCGACTCACAGGTTTCTCAGCAAACTTCTTACCCCATTTATAACCAGCCTGTGCAGATTTTTTCCACTGTTCTCCTTCAGAGTTATCGAGAATTAAAAGATTTTGTCCGAACAGCCCCTGAAATCTTCCAATATTATTTTGAACATCTTTCCACATTTTTTTAACCGTTGCATCAGGCAATGACCGCTGTCTTGCTTGGTTTCTAGAAAGGGCAGTTTCCAAATCTGTGTTTACAAATATCATTGCCACTTCATATCCTAGCGATTGCAATTCTTGTGCTTGCCCTTTGATTTTTTCAGCATCTTTTCCTGTGCCATCAATAACCAAACCCATACGACCTTCAACCCATTGATCGAGTCGCATTCCCGTTAGTTTCTTTGCTCTGTCTCTTATTGCTTGTCCTTGTGCAGAGAAGATAGTTTCAGGATCCATTGTCAATCCAGCTTTTTTCATGGCTGCTTCAAACATATCGTCTGAATTCACAATTTTAAATCCATGAGCTGTTAAAGCAGTTTCGCCAACCATAAATGATTTACCTGAACCAGGACCACCCGCCAAAAATATTGCTTTAAATATTGAAGGATCATTTGGTCCTTCTTTTAGATAATCCATAAGCGTCTTCATGACGATACCTTTCTTAGTATATGTGAATGCTAAATATTTATAAAGGAATTACTCATTACGCAAAGAAATCCTCTAGGCTTGCTACGCCTGCCCACTTCCTACCTTCAGGTGTTTGTGGATCGACCGTGTTTGTACACAGCCGTTCATCCGTTCGATCCGGACTTCTTTAAGATAGTCTTGGAGACCAAGAGTCTCAACAAGATAGTCACTGGCTTTCTCGAGCATCTCAAAGATCGCTACTTCTTTTTGACTCCGGCTGTTCGCTTGACAGTAAAATTTGGCCATAATATAATCCTCATTATTATTATATATACAGTATACCACACTTTGGCGGTCTTGTACACAGTTAATGTGCACTTTTTGCAAAAAGTTTGGTACGCCCAGTAGGATTCGAACCTACGACATTCCGATTAAAAGTCGGACGCTCTGGCCAGCTGAGCTATGGGCGCTTGATATTATTCGTATACCCGATTGTGTGTATCGCCGCATCGAACAAACCGACCTAGTCTTGGTAGGTCACCGACTGACCGTGCACCAACGTACGTACATGTCGAACGGATTCCACCGAACAGATCATCGAGAGTGTTGATGACAGATCCACGATATGGTACAGTGACCTCACGACCTTCAGCACAACGATACTCACGAAGACCACCATTGTGTTTGTCGTTTGCAGCGCGTGAACTCATACCATAGAACTTAACGAACTGACGTTCTTCGATCACATCATCCCATCCACACTCGAACACATCCACATCACCATGGAAGTATGTTTGAGCACGAACCTCACCGGTCTTGAAGTATCGTGTGATAACCTCACCACCACCTTCGTCGTGGCCAGCCAACATGCCACCGAGCATAACCAGATCAGCACCAGCAACCAACGCCTTTGACACATCACCCGGTGTGGTACAACCGCCATCCGCGATGATCATTCCACCTAACGGATCAGCCACGGCCGCACACTCTTGTACCGCAGACAGTTGAGGGTAACCAACACCGGTTTGAATACGAGTCGTACACACTGACCCAGGACCGATTCCTACCTTGACAGCATTAGCACCAGCTCGTATCAAAGCTTCAGTCTGTGACGCAGTCACTACATTACCCGCGATGATAAATGACTCTTCGAACGTATGAGACAGCTCCTCGACCACAGTCAATAGCTTCTCGAGGTATCCATTCGCGACATCGACGCAGATATATGGAAGTGTCATCGTTTCAGAAAGGGCATATAGATTCTCAATGTCGCGGTTACTTGTACCGACCGTAACTACGCAGTGTCTGAATACGCTGGGTGATGCCTTGGCAAACTCAAAGATTTCATCGATGCTGTACGACTTGTTAAGGAACGTAAGACAGTCATACTGACTTAAGACCTCTGCCATCTCAAACGTACCAACGCCATCCATGTTTGCAGCACAGATAGGTCCGAATCCTGTATCGAGGTTATAGGTCTCGACCTCTTTGCGTGAATCAATGTCTGACGCACGTGGTACGATCAACACGTCTTTATAGTCGAGCTTACAATCCATTGATGATTTCCTCTTTGGTGTCTTCAATACGTTCTACGATCTCACGCAGTTCGGTATTACGTATCTTGCGTGAGTCTTGTCCATTATATTCACGGCTCGACTTCAGGTTAAACTCGTCGACGAGGCGTATGTACTCAGCTAGTTTTGCAAATGAATCAGCCATTCTGTTCTCTCCATAAGTTGATCGTATCCATCAGGGGTTGTTGCCAATCGCTACGCTTCTCGATAAAGACCTGAGGCCGTGGGGTCTCTTCGTTAGCGATAATCGTAACGAGTTGGCTGATAGGTTCACCGGTTAACTCCTCCCACGCAATGGCATAGAATGACTCTTGCATGAAATAGTTATCGATGTACTTACGTGACTTCGGTTTCGATGATGTCTTAAAGTCGATGATCGACCGCTTACCATCAAACTCACCGATGAGATCGACACGTCCGGCCACACCCAAATAGTGGGAGTATAATGCAGCTTCGATGGCATTGACTTCGGTCAATCGCTCTTCGAGGACGTATGCGACTTGCTTATAGAGGAACTCAATGAGCGGAGTCTCAAGAGTTGGTTCAATATTCTTAACGAGTGACTCAAGTGCATCGTGAGTCAGTGTACCACGACGTGCAGCCTGAGCTGAGATCTTGTTGGCCTTCTCGTAGCCAACGCGTTTGCGCCATGCTTCAATCGCATCCTTTGATAGGATCGACAAGACCGTGGTAATCGAAGGATACTTCTTCCCATCAGGAGTCTCGTACGTGCGTCCAGTCTTCTTAGTCTCACATATGAGATCTTGGTGACCAATGTCAATTATGTTATGTGGGAAATACATCTTACCTCTTTCTACAGCGTGGCATAATAGCCTTGATATTGTGATGGCCTAATTCTGCCGGGAGCCATAAACCGTTTGAAGTCCTCATTGAGTAACCAACCGACCGCAGCATACGGATTAGCCGGAGTAGGCAGGTCTACGTTATAGTTGTACCCAACGATGATACGTGTCGGACACGCGTCAGGATACTTCATGGCACGTTCAAACTTCTCGTACTGACGTGTTGCCATGTTATAATACTGTGTACGGTTCGGGATGTTCTTGACCTCAATACGATGGTCGTCATACTCCACGTCCCACATGTATGTCTTAGGGTCTGTGTGGTCAAAGCCATCACGATTGTATTGGTTTGGCTTGGCACCGAGTCTGATCAGTGCAATCTCTGCCATCTCGCCGAGGAGGGTCGAGTGGTATATCTGTGATGCCTGTCGACCATGTGAGGTGATATCGTTCATAGCGATGTCCATGGCCTTCATCTTGATGCGATCGAAGTCGTCATCGAGTAGGGTGAATCGTGTCACACTCTGTGTCAGTTGTTCAATCGGGGTCATTATATAGATCCTTGTAACAAGTACGGAACGCCAAAGAAGTAGAGACTATAAACTATGATGAAGATAGCCTCAAAGGTTCTGTATTGTATTTTACTAAAGGGTTTGCTCATATCTTTCCTTGAGTGTAGACGCCGCATTGAGTGAAGACTTCACGGACCAATGATCGGGGTTTAACTCAGGGCAATCTACGCCATACACCTTTTCATAGAACAGCTTGTACATGTCAAGGTTGAAAGCGATTTGATGCTTTTCGAATATAGTTTTCATACGTGTTCTCCATAACAATCACATATACCAGTATACCATAGAAATCAGGCCTTGTACACAGCTATTTTGCGCACAAGGCCATTTTTTTAATTGGCATAAGGCGAACATGATGATCGCCTATTTGCATACTCACGGCATATACGTTTATAGTTTATACCGTGAGGTGTACGGATAGCTGCCCTTACGCCATACTCTCTCCAATACTTGACGTGTGATATCTCGTGGTCAAGTAAGTTAATGAGATCGTTATCGCGATTGACTTTATCCTCTTGAAGATAGATGACCTCAACGCCATCATTGAACATAACAGCTCTTCCGATGACCGATCCTCGAACTGCCCAATGATATTGGTCGACTATGACCACCTCAGGATATGGAAGTTCCATCTCAAAATGTTCATAACGTTCTAATACTATTTCGTCTATCCTCTCCTCTTGCGTCTGTGCCTGTATAGTTAACTGATTACCAAGCAATAATGTACAAACCAAAATCACACAACGTGCAATTTGTGACATGTCTCTGTCCTGTATAAATGGTTATCACACAGCACATTACAAAGTATCCGGAGTTATCCTCCGAATTCGTGACCTGCGACTCTGCGCAATTAATTGTCTCTGATAGCGGCCTCTCTACGAAACTGCTTCTTCAAAGCAGCAATAGCCTCTGACTCAGTCTTAGCGTTGGCCATCATAGCTTCGACCTTACGGCCAAACACCTTTTTGCCAAGGCTTTTGATTTGGGCCAAACTCATGTCTGCAGTAGCATCGCTCAGCGCACTTGCGAATTCATCTGCAGTTTTCATCTTCATATAGTCTTTCAGCTTATTAGCTGGCTTCTTCTTCTTGCCAAAGAACTCATTGAATGTTTGCACTGTTATCTCCCGTGTTTAGCCTATTTATATCAGCCGCCAAACTCATGGCCAGCAACTCTACGCATTTGTTTCTTAAACTCAGCAAAGGATGGCTTTGTCTTATAGAGCTTGATAGTAACCTCGTTACGCTCTTTGCCTTTGATACGCCAGTTATATCCGTCCTTCTTGTGGTCAGCATCAGTGGTCTTAACAACACGACGCTTGTAACCATCTTCCCAAGACTCAGACTTCTTCTTGACGCCTTCCGTGACTGATACGGCTTTGTTCTTCATGGTATGGTTCTTGTAATTATCTTCCCAGTTACGGAAGGTTATATTACCAAGGGTGTACGCTTCTTTTTCTATCTCTTGTAGGTTGGAATCTTCTGTAGTATCAGTTGACGTATAGTTACCAAGCCGATCTTCCAGGTTCTGGATATGATGTATCATCTCATGAGCAAAGGATCTACATATATCTTTAGGATGTCGGTCGGTGGCGTAGAGTACTACTTCCCTATTATTAGGATCATAGTGGGCTGTCTTACCAAAGAAGTCCGTGGCGTTGTCTTCGTCATACCTGACCTTTATACTAGGCAAAGGTTTTATATTCATTCCTTGGTCTAGCATATACTCTATTATGGAATTGATATATTCAGTCAGTGTTGGTGTCTTCTCCTGTCTGCTTTCCATGATCACACTGATACGACCAAGCAGATCTACCGCTTCGTTCTTCTTTGCCTTCTTCTTCGCCTTACGTGCCTTTGCAGCCAGGTCCTTATCGGCACCGCCCCAGGTTCCCTTAGCCTTACGAGTAAAGCTATTGACTCGAGCGTGTGCCCATTGCTGTTGACCAGCACCAGGTCTATGACCGGTCTTCCATGCCGCCATTCCACGGTTGTAGACTTGCTTGAGGATACCATAAGGGATACCAGACTTCTTAGCCTTTGCCCTCAGGTTCTTCTCAGCAGCAGCTGAGATCTCGGTCAATTGACCTGGTGTATCGTCTTTGTAATTCTTGACCAACTCATCAGTCCCCTCTTCACCTGCGTGGGCAAGGATGGACTTGTGCTTTGATGGCTTGGTTTCTGCACGTGCGTCACCAGGTGCTGGCTTGTATGCGGTTGGATCATCATCACGCTTCTTGGCTTGCTTGTCAAACTGGGCTGAACGTTTATCCTGAGTTGACTTACTCAGACCGACGCCGTACGCTCTCTTGAGCTTTTCACTTAGCACTTTAGCTTGTTCGATGAGCATACCCTTACGGACTGCAGTATAAAGCTTGTCGCCGTTGTAACCTTCTGGAAGACCGAGCTGGAAGTCTTCGCGAAGACCTTCGGCTGCAGCCTGCCGCATCTTAGATGCAGACATACCAGACACACCTTCTGCATCAGGGTCACGTTCACCGGCTGACACGATCTCAAGTGAGTTGAAGTTGTACAATGAGTTAGGCTCAGTACCGTTGTACTTGGTCAGACGTTCGGTATACTCATCAACACGATCAGAACCAGCAACGAACTTGACATCGGTGTAGCCTTGTCTATACAAGTCCTGAAGGACTTCAAGGGGATTACGTGCTTCGCTTTCGGTGATATTGTTTGCATACTCAGAGAACATTTCACGCATGAATGAAACCTTGGCTTCGTATACGAGTGGGTTCTTCTTAGGGTTTACCGAGTGAGATACGTAGATATTGTACTCACCACCCTGAGCAACCGACGCAACCTTCTCGATTAACTTGAGGTGACCTGTGGTTGGTGGGTTACACCGGCCGAATGTTGTGACGATTGACTTACTCATTATTTCTGCCATCCTTTAATAATGTCTGGATTAAAGTTGTTGGTTGAGAACTCCATACGATCAACGAGCTTGTATGCACTGTCGTCATGGCGATCGATAGCAACATAGCCTTCTTCGCCTGTTGCACGGTATCCGTTCTGTGTCAGGACAAATGTGTCCATCTTCGAAATGGTTTCAAGCTTGCGGATGATGAGGAGCTTAGCAGCTACAATAGCTTTCTGAAGGTCGAACACCAACTTGAGGTTGGCTTTGTTCTTAGGTGAGAAGAACTTCATGAACTCATCAAGCTTGGCTTGTTGTGTGGCTTTACCCTTCTCGGTCTTACGCTTCTCGATCTCAGCAACGAACTTGTCTTGGATGAACTTGATCAAGCCTTCGGTATGAGCAGCGGTATCGCCAATGTTCTGACCTGCACGAACGAGACGGTTGTTGTAGGTCTCTATAGTCTGTGCAATCTGTGGAGTGTTCTGTATCTCACGGATCGTGGTACCTGATATCTTCTGGAAGATCTTACCGGCAACAGAGATGGCCTGAGTTGCTTGAGCAGTCTCTTGTGCAGTCATGGCAGAAGTACCTGACACATCACGGACCTGAGCATCTTGGTACCACACATCACTGGCTTCACTGAACTCAGAAGCATCAACATCAAATGACGCACTCATGTTCTCAAGGTCATCACCTTGGTAGCGAGTGTGGAACACGATACCTACTGTGGAATCGGCGATGCGCTTTCCTTCAGGACTTGCAGCATCGACCGCATAGGCAATGGTGTTAGGTTGGAATGTGATATAGTTTTTACCGTTGATGGTCTCGACCTTCTTGTCACCGTCGGTAAACATCATGTCGCCTTGGACGATACCCTGGATACCAAGCTGTGGAAGATACTTGAGTGCAGCCTTGAGCTTGTCTGCCAGGTCACCTGAAGTGTCAGCATCAACCTCAGCATCTGTCGTGTACACCTTTGGGTTCTTATTGAAGATACCCTTCTTCGCAACGAAGAACTTACCGTCAGCAACCGCAGGATGTGAACCAGCAAAGACAGCGGGTGCGCCATCCCACTTGACAGTCGTATTGAATCTTTCAGACGTTTGACCTGCCAGCATATCACGAAGTGAACGAAGTGTGTCAATGGCTTGACGTGATCCTTCGACGCCGTTGTAGAGTACAGCATCTTCGAGGTGAGTCATGTGAAGGTTTTTAGCCATTGAACCTCTCTTACGCAAATGTGTTTGCTGCAAATGGGATGATCACTTCTACAAAAAGGATGGGAACACCAGCAAACAATGCGGTAAACGCAACAGTCCATCCGGCGATAATACCAACAGACATAACAGTTTCAGCAAGGTACTTAGTAAGTTTCATCATATCAATCTCCATAATCATTTTGTATATACAGTGTACCACGCTTTGGCGATATTGTACACAGTTAATTTGCGCCAAACCGCATTTTTTTCCATTATGCTACCTGCTCAAGACCTGCAATGACAACATCCAAAGTGATGTCTTTAAAGCCCGAACGGTCAACAATGTGATATGAATCGTTCTTCGCATCAAACACAATGTCGCCAACACTCAAAGAACGCATGTCACGTAAAGTAACCTCTTCACCATTCTTACGAGTAATTGTTTTCATTTTGTAGCCACTTACGAACTCATCAAAGGCAGCATCTTTACCAGTTTCGTTATCATAGTAGTGACCGTTAAGAATTTTGAATACTTCTTCTAAGTTGCTGTCGACAGCTACTTCGCAAACCTGCGTGTAATGATTGAACATTTCACCCTCAAATCCTTCAGCACCTCGCATAACAGCCATGTGCGCCGCGTACTCAGGATACTTTTGTTCAGCACCATAATGACCGAGATCATTTGAATTAACATAATCAGTCACTTCTTTGCGGATCTTGATTTGAAATACTTTGTACATAACATCTCCATAATCATATTGTATATACAGTGTACCACGCTTTGGTTCGTTTGTACACAGCTAATTTGCGCCAAACCGCATTTTTTTACTTTACTCATACACCTTAATGAACACCGTGGACTCAACCAACTTCGACGCTGCATGATTAACCAACGACGTCATGAGGTCATCCTTCTTAGATACCTTAGCAAACATATCAAAAACGAGACACGTACCTAGCTTAGCACAGATATACCCTTGGACCTTATCGCCTCGCGTCTTCAGACCAGCGATCATGTCGTCGTATGACATACTCTCTGCAGCATTAAACAATTGGTAGACCTGCTTGAGTGCTGTATCACCACCTTCAGGATTCATAAGCTCCTGTGTTGCGGCAGTGGCCAACGCTACGATTTCCTTATGAGACATTAGGTTATAGCCACCAACCACTTGAGCATAATATGCGATTGCCTGCCAGCCAATACCGCCGCCGCGAGCAGTCTTAAGCTTGAGTTCCATCTTGTTAGAGGCACAGTATGCGTTTGGAAGGATCTCAAAGACACCCTCATCATAGAATGCATATCCATTCTTCGATGTGAAGAATCCACCTTTTGGTGCTCGAGCTGCAACACTACGGAACTTGTGATCACCCACGGCACTGTTATAGTTATACACCTCAGCCTTCGGGCTCTTTACCACGGCTTTAAGTGACAGACCGATACACTTCTTGGCTTCGAACGCTTCTTGCATCGAACCTTTCAAGTTCATTACGTCAGTATCATCAAGCTCGGCTGGATTGAAGTCAGGTGCCATAGCCCAGATATCAGCTGGGTTCCACTTGTCAGGTTTGACAGTAGGCTTTCCGGTATTCTTATACGCCTTAGACATCTTAGCGTATATGGCTTTGACTTCAGGTGTATCGTAATGCAATACGTGTTGCTTGGTCACAGTACCCTGCTTGATAAGCAAATCAGCGATAAGAGCTGACGAATTCTTCCACCGTGGCTTCGCTTCAAGGAACTGCCAGATTTCAGCGAAGTCACCACTGATCTTACAATTCTTGCTACCTGCAGCCTTAGAGAAATCCTG